GATCGCCGCCGCAATGGACCGCTCCAGAGGGGCCGCAATATGCGGCGCAGGATCACGCGCATTGACGATCCGTTTGGCCATCAGGCAGCGCCCATCATGGCTTCATTGATCGCATGCATCGCCCCGCCAGCCTTCTGCGCAATGTCGGCACCGGCCCCAAGCTGGCCCATCATTTCCGCATCCTGAGCCTGTTGCGCCTGAGCGGCTGCGGCCTGTTGCTTCGCCTGATCCGCCTTGTCTTTCGGGACGAGCCAATCGGCCGGAGCGCCAGTGCCTTCGATGGCGTCGCGCGTCGCCTTATCCAGATCAACCACATGCGCAATGTTCGGATCGAGTTGCGCCGCCGTCGCGAGAACCTGTGCCGTCTGTTGAAACGCCGCCGAATTTGCGCGGGACTGCGCAGCCTGCAACGGACTTTCAAACGAGAAGCGAATGTCCTGACCTTGGAGAACTTCCGGCATTTCCTCGTAAAGATTGCCGAAAGCGTTTAGCTCCAGCAGCATCTCAAAGGTCGTGTCACACAGCGCGCCGTTATATTCGACTTCCATGGGCTCGAACAGCGGCAGAGCGTTGCGGATGTATTCCTCGACCCGCTTCTGGGTCTCATACGCCGTCATCTCGCCAGACACGTCCGGTAGATGGATTTGGTTCAGGTAGAACGCGCGATTAATCATTTCCTGCACGCGCATTTCGCGATCCGTGCCCCACTGTAGCCCCTTGGCGTCGGTGGACATGGGACGGAGAACCTCACCCGTCCGCTCGTCATAGTCGGCATCGACGTAAGTCACGCCGCCGGCCCAGGTGTTGATACCGCCTGACACATGCTCGCCAACCGCGATCATCGGCGGGTCAACGATCTTCTCCCCAGCTTCGAGCAGCGTCAGCGTCATGCGCTGGAGCATTCGAGCGTCAGGAATGGCGATCACCGTCGCCGGAGAATGGGCATACTGAGAACCGGAAACAGTCTGCCAGCGGGGAATGATGTACCCCGTCCGCTTGGCCGGGACTTCCTCTAGGATCGTCTGATTATCCATGTCGACGTAAATCGACACGTAAGGCATCCGCTTACGGTTGCCCGCCTTCATGTCGTAATCATCCGCCGGCATGATGCAATGATGGATCGTGAATTCCTTATACGGCTCTTTCTCAGCCGCCTGCGTCACCGCCGAGGAAATCTCGCCCTTGCCTTTGAACAGCCGGATCAGGTCACGCGCCGGGAGCTTCTGCTTGCGGTGGATAACGTCGATTTCAAGCTGTGCGTTCTCACACCACGCCACGTCACGCAAATGCCACGCCCGATAGATCAGCCCCGTCAGATCGCGGTTGTATTCCACCTGAATAACCGCCTGCCCGAACGTCGCGAAGTCGTGATCGCCCTCGCGCGTCGCCCGAACGAAACCGCTTTTCGTGTCATAGATCGCCACCCGCATGACGCGCGCTGCATAGTCTAGCCACTGTTTCGCAGCTTGATCCTCATTGATCCAGTCATGCGTGGTAATCGGATTGAACCAATTATGACCACGCGGGCGCAGCATCGCCCCGATTTGGTTCGCAAGGTCGCGCCGACACATGGCGGGATAACCAGACATCAGATGGCCGGCAAAGTCTTCCCCAAGGCTCGGCGTCGCCGTGAAATCCGCGCGCTCAGGATAGAACTGCTCGGACAGCTCTTGCCACCTAGAAACTATAGGCATTCTCTTAGAGAATAGCCGTTCGCCTTGGTCGCAGATTTCCTTGACGCGGGTTTTCATTCAGTTAGCCGCCCAACTTCGTGCCGGTATAATCGCCCATCATCGTTCCGCCGTCGCTATCGGAGCCGCCAAGAATGGTCGATGACCGACCGCCGCGACGGCCAGCCATGCGCGTAATCGCCGCCTCACGCAGCGCAGGAGACTGAGCGTCAGGCATCCGAGGGGGAGCCGGAGGCGGCGTCGGCGTCGCCTGCGACTGCGGCATAATCCGCATCGGCGGGGGAGGGGGAGGGGGTGCGAAAATCCGTCCAATCGCGCTCATCGTTTGCCTCGATACCTTTCCTTGATCTTTGAATAGCCGGTGTTTGCCGACTGTGGACGTTGCTGGCCAGCCATAAGGAGCTTGCGCGCAACCGCCGTGCCTTCAGAGACGCTCATCACAACTGCGTCTCCCTTGTTCGTTGACCGACCGAGACGCTGGCGAATCTTATCTTTTGGCTCGACCAGAATGCCGCCGGGCGTCAGTTCCCACGTCGGCGCGCACAGGTC